AGTTCAACTCCAGCTGTGTTCTCTTGAGATACAACAGCATCCAAATAACCAACGCGGTCACGCTTTAGCTGTGGCGCATTGCTACCTGCAACATCATTCAAATTGACTTGCAGGTTTTGACATAAACCTTCTGTAAAAGCCATTTTTTTGTTTTTTAAAATTTAGAATTTGTTTTTTTGGGGTAATAAAAAAAGCCCATCCAAGAGAATATTAATTCAATTGAATGGGCTGAATCTTAGCCCCGAATTGCACTATGGTGTGCGAACCCAGGTGAGTGAATGCGCCTCCGCGCCGTTTTATTCTTTACCAAATACCTTCATTGACTGAAGACGCTGTGCATTTTCTTGCGCCTTCTGTAAGTGAGGCAGGTTGAATTTTGGTGCTTCAGGACTTGCTGCCTTTGGTGCTTGACCTTGTGGAGCAGCAGTTCCTGCGTTTGATTGTTTTACAACTTGCAGTTCAGACAAGTGTGAATCAATCAGTTCATCAAAGGTAATAGATTTTGTGCCATCTTGGTTCAAAGGTTTTAAACCATTTTTAGTTTTTACCTCAATTTCACCACTATCAAGCACATCATAATCGTATTTTGACGATAAATAGCTCTCAATAGCAGGCAAAATAGCCTCAGGCTTCACAATCAAATCACGCTTTGCAAGTGTTGAACGCAAAACATTTGACTTTTTAAATTGCTTAATAGCCGATTGTGATTCATTCTCCTTTGCTGGAATAACCTCTTCCAAAAGACGCTTGTTCTCTTTGGTAAGTTCAATCAGTTTATTTTGCATCTCTTCAGCACCCTCTGAAGGTGTGCTACGCATCTTTTCAAAAGCAAGATTGATTATTTCATCAAACCTTTTGTCTTTTACTTCTTCGTTAGAAAGCGAAAAAGTCTTTTTAATCTTATGCTCCATCTTTGAGAGTTCAGTACCCCGAACTTCGTCTTTGATTGGCTGAATAAAAGAAGGGTCGTTAGAAAAAACATCTTGCATTGATGATTTATAGCTATTCACAAACGGCTCAATGTCCACTTCTTCATCTGCCGAAAGTTTGGCGATTGTAGAAGATGGAACTCCGATTTTCTTTAAAAATGATTCAATGTTCTTCATGTTGTTGTTTATTTACGTTTACGATATGTGCGCTTGGTTTCGCCTTCTTCAGAAACAGTCTCATCAATATCCACATAGGTGTCTTCAACTACTTCATCATTGATAACTGGCTTAGGTTGGGCAGGGGCAGGCTTGTCGGTTAGAATTTCAAAATTCTTAAACAGACCACCCTTCTTGAGTTGGTCAACGGCAAACTTGGTCATCACAGCGACCTTGCCCGTCTTGACATTTAAAACTTTAATCTTGTTCATTGTTTAATTTTTTACAAATATAATTAATTGTTGTTTGGTGGCAAATCGTCTTCCGAGCTATTTGAACCACCATTTGAACTCATATCGTCAGCAGAATCACCGCTTGTTTCTTCAGCTATCATAGGTGCTAAATAAGCATCAATCATTGCGAAAATATCACTAATTGGTTCTTCGAGTACAGCAGTTCCATTTTGTGCAACTATTGTTGTCAAAGCCTTGTAAGCGTGAAGTGATTTAAGCACATCTTCCTTCTCAATTATACCACTCTGCATCATAGAAATCTTATCCTTTGCGCTGATGGTATAAATAGGGTCATAGCTTACAAGAACCTCTACCAAACGAGAAACAGCCTTATTTCCGCTGAAACGTTTCCTTGCCAAGTCTTTTGTAGTCTCAATAAGGAAGGATACTGGTGCATTGCGGTCAGTCAGATTGATAATCTCTTGCATCAAATCCCATTCTGTCTTCATTGAGAAGGAAATAGGCTTGATGATATTTGGTGCTTGAGGATTTGTTACATTGCGATAAGCCTCAACATAAACAAGCGATTTGTAGATTATTTCATCAAAGATATTGTTGCTGATTTTGGTCAGCTGAGCAAATGAGTCTTCTCTGTCAATAATCTTAGCCACACCGCTCTGAGCCTCGTCAATTACATTCAGGTGCAAAGCATCTTCAGCCTTCTTGAGCAAAGTTTGCCAAGCATCACCTGAATATTGAATAATATCAACTGGGGGAGTGACAAATCTTATCAAAGGTTCGCTTGATGATTCTCCTGAGAATGCAGCATTGCCTCTTTCTCTGATAAACACACCAAATGGTGAACGAGAAACAATCTTACCCGTTCCATTGCATCGTCTGCAATAGTCATGCTCCTCATTTTCTGAGTCATAGATAATACCATCACGGCATCCTTTAGCATCACAAGTTTCACCCACCTCTTCCCGATATGGGAACGCAGATGTAGTCATAACTCCTTGCCAATCAGAGTATTGGCGAATCGCCTCATTTGCAAAAGGAACAAACGCACTAAAGTAAGACTCAAAGTATTTCTCAGGAGTCAAGTCACCACCAAGAACACAACCAGGAACTTTGCCAATATTGTGAACGTAAATAGGGATAATCTCAAACTGCAACTTTCTATCATCACCGTATTGAACGTGCTTATAGAAAGTATCTGTGGTCATCGTGTAATACACCAATCCCTCATCTACCATCTTGTTTGACTTCTTGATTCTGCTTTTCTCTTTGTAGTCAATCCAAGTAATAGAATATCGGTCAATGTATTTTATTTGGTCTGTTCCGATAATCAATGGCTCAACATCCACCTTTACAGATGGGTTTGTCAAGCCTTCGCCAGTTGGAATCCAAACAAGCCATCCGTTAGGGTCTTCAATCATTCGTGGAACGACAAACTTTTGAATGTATGAGTAAAAGAAGTTCTCGTTGAACTTTACTGTACTCAAATAAGCATTCAGCTCATCGCTAACTTGAATTGAGAAGTTTGCGTTTTGAAATATCCTATAAAGTTTGTCTATCGCCTTCTGAATTGAGCCTTTGGTAATTGGCTCGTATATCATTTCGCGGTATTTCTTTATTTCAGGGTCTTCATTTGGTCTGCGCTCGGTAAGTATTTTACCAGGCTTTTTTCCTCTTGTATGGACGAACATTGTTTCGCGAACATGCTCCCACTCAGGATAGTAATCAGGACGATACTTCTTATCAGTCAGGATTACATTTATATCTTCAATTGTTATCATTGACAAGAGAGTGATTTGTTACAATTACAATTTTGCATTTTTACATCAAGGTAGAATTGGTTTCCAGTTTCATTATTTCTTGTGATTTCACCTTGAACTTGATACTCAACACCATCTATTAACACATCTTTTCCGCCAAGAACAGAAACAAGGAATCTTGCAAATCCTGATGGCAAATGTGATGTTTTTAAAGACCAGTTCTCACAAACTTGTGAAGATGTTGCTTTCAAAGAAGAGTTGATTACTTCTTTGTTGATTACAAATCCATCATGCTCAAAAGAACCTGGAACACCAATCGCATTTGAATATACAAAGGCGTTTCCTATGGACAAATAAGTTCCGTCAATATTGAGTCCAACGAAATCATCTCCATAATAGTTGTTATAGCAATCTTTAAAAGAATATGTAGATTCTACTCGATAAACATACGGGAAACTTTCACATTTATCGTATTTGAATGGCTCACTATAAAAAGTAGTCTTATCGGCATAAGCATTTGGGAAACACATGCCCTCGATTGTTGGGAAGTCAAAAACAAAATAAAAACAAGGCTCAATATCAGCAAGAATCATATATTCCTTAATTGCTTGCAAATTAATCCTCATCATTTGTATTGGCACAACATAAACATTACCAATTGTTTGGTCTAAAAACCCCCCTACATAAGACTCTTCAATCACAGAAGAAAGCATTTCTTCAGTAAGCTCAAAAACCGTATCATCACAACACAATTTTATTTGAAATGAAACAGCCGCTGTATTTCCGCCATCAATTAAGTTCTCAGGATAAAAAGGATGGTCACACAAAACAGATGTAAAAAGCTGTTGGAACTGAAAGTCAAATGTATCACCATCTTTGAAGGGAATCCAAAAAGGCAAATCATTACCGCACAGATTGCAGTTCCAAGATTGTTGTTCGTTACAGCTAATTAGATTGTTTTGAATAACCAAGTCAGGGCAACCATAAGTTCCGTATCCAACACCAAATCCAAAACAATAAACCCTTGCAACTGGGTCAGGATAATCCGTCTCCTCAGTAATATCGCAGTAATATTTATTGTTTATGGGTGATGTTCCCGATAAATAGTTGTCAAATAGTTCCATAGTTCAAATTTACTAAATTATTCACCACAATCTTGAGTTCCAATTTTGAATGTAGCTGCTGAACTATAATCTGTTCCAGCTCCAAATCTTAGAGTCCATCTTCCGTCTGAAACAAGAGGGTCAACTGGCCAAACAAATGATACCGCACCAATAGTTTCTCCAATTGGAATTATGAATGTTGGCGCACCAACCCAACCCGCTTGTCCAATCCAAACAGACATTGGTCTTGTTAGTGGAGCAGCAAAAACGTATTCAAAATAATAGGTGTTTCCAACAACTGGAAGAAGGAATGATGGATTAGATGATTTTACATAGGCGTATCGATTCAATGTCACATTAAGGAAGATAAGAGCAAAAGTGTCGCTAAATTGAGGAGAAATTCCTTGAATAGATGTTGAACCAGTAAAGCTATGGTTATCCATGTATCTACAAAGATTCACATCAATCTCACTATAATAGGCACAGAACAAATATGGTCTATTCTCAAAGCGACTGGTATCAAGTATTACCGTAGCCGCATTAGATGGAACTTGTGGAGGAAATATTTGTTCGTACTCTTCGTCTTGATAAGAAATCAATGGTGCTTGCCAATATTGAACCATGCCCGTTGGTGAAGAACTCGCATTGCTTTCTTGAATAGTTGGCATTCCAAAAGGAGCTGTTTCGTAAAACAGAGAGAACCATCCATCTTGTATAGAATAAAAAGTAAGCCTGATGAATGTGTACCCAAAGATGTTTACACTATTTCCTAAAGGAAGCCAAGTGTTTGTAGTTGGAGAAAAACCTTCAACCGTGTGGTTTACAATAATATCAGGGAATCCTGAATTGATATTCTCAAAAGAAATAGCGTTTACCTTAAAAGCCTTGCAGAAACTGAATATGAAGTTTGCAGAAAGAAATGAACTCATATCAAACTCAAACTCATACTCGAAATAAACATCTTGGTCAATCCATGTTTCTAATACGTTTTGAGCAGCAATGTAAATAGGTGTATTTGCACCAACAGAACTTTTGTTCATGTAGCTGCTTATGTTAGCCGTATAAACGCTTCCTAAAAACGTAGTAATCTCCCAAGGAACGCGATAATTGTTTATCTCAGTAGTTATCTCGTCTGTTCCAAAGTCAGTTACTTGTAATATACCAAGGTTTTGCCAACCACCAAAAAATGCAGGGTCTCTTAGAGATGTTGCCTGAGCATATTGGAAAAATGTTACCTGACTTGCGCTTGGGTAGTTCATTACCCGTTTGTATATTCTGAGATTGATTTTAGTTAAAGCCTTTCTCCAGTCGGGAATCAATTCATTGAAATCCCAATCATCCAAGCAAGACTGAAAGTCACCTACCGTTAATTTTAATTTGTGCTGTATTCTTTCTTTTCCAACGGGGCGATAATCATTCCCTTCAGTAGACTTGTAATAATTAGACCATTGCGATTCAATATTTGGCTTACAGAAACAATCATAATCAGGTACTGAACGAACAAAGTAACTCTCTGATTTAAAGGTATTTACGGTTACTCCATCATTACCATAAACAACCGCAAAAAGCATGTAATTATGCCCTGCTGTAAGTTGAGTGTTTATGAGGCATCTTGCCTCCCAAACATCTCCACCAAGATTGGTAAATGTCGATGGTGATTCTAAGTTGTTATTTAAAATATTGCTTCCTGGAAAGTTTATGATTTCAGCCCTTGAAGCATCAACACCAAAAATCAAATCGTCATTAGCATCGTTTTTATTTAAGTCAATAAGATGAAAAATGATTGCCTCACATCCAAAATACAATGATGAGTTAATTGTGATATTAAAGACAGCTTGTGTTGGTTGGAATGTGCTTAATTCATTTACAATGTTACTGTTTCTTATCAAAGTAAAAGTTGGGCTTGTAAATTCACTTTGAGCATCGTAAAGACCTCTGTTGTAAAAACGAGAAGTAAAAGGAATTGATTTAGTTAAATCAAAGTAACTTGAATAGGCTTGACTTGTAAATTGTGCTCCAACATAAAGTGATAAGTTTTTAAGGCTGTTATATACAGATGGAGTTGTATTGGTAAATTCACTTACAGATGATTTTGCGTTCTTTCTGTATTTTACCTGATTGTCAAAAATAGAATTATTCAATTTTTGCTCATAGTCACAAACAAGGTAAAATTCAAAAATGATTCTGAAATAACCATTTGCATAATCAACTGGAACAAAAGTAGCCTTGTAGTTTTTTTGACTCTCTGAATAAGACCCAGTTCCAATCAAACTCATTGGATAAAGACTTCCATCGGGCATGCTTTGGTTATATGGATAATACCATGCTTGACCTGGAGGGCCTGGAGCAAGGCTATTCCAATCGTTTCCTGTTGCACTAAAAAGGGCATGTGAAAAGTATATCTTCAACCCATTTGGCAACTCTTCGGGAATGCCACTTGGTGCATTTTCGTTGCGATACTTAAAGTCACAAATAACCTTCTTGTAATCAAGTATTGCGCTTGATTCGTATGTTTGTGTTGTGTCACAAATACCAGTAACGGTATCTAAGTATCCGTTTGGTGTCTGTATTTGAATGTTTACGCAACAAATACCCGTTTGTATATCACAATCATATTCATCAGTTACTTCTCCAATAACTGGAATAGCAAAACCGCAAGCACCTCCTGAAGCTACTTCAGTAACACCTAAAGAACATGAAAAACTTTGCGGTGCTGATGTTGGTGTCCACGTAATGCCAATCAAAGAAGAGCCACCCGCAGGTATAGCTCCCGAAGCATTGGTAACAACCATGTCGGAACAAGAACTATAATCTATATCATAGCTTACATAACCTATACTATTATTGGTAAAGATTATGTTTTGAGACTGAGTAAAATTTGGCAACACCGTTCCAAAGTCAATTGAAGAAGTGTCAAAAAGACTTTCAAAGGTTATATTCTCTACAATATAGTAATATGGATTCTCAACAAGATGTTGAACGGACAAGATGTTGAACGGTTGAAAATTGTGTTCTAAAATTAATCTCAGTTAAAGAGCCATCAGAACACACTTGTAAAGTAAATGTAAAAGTACCTCCAACGGGTATGTTGTATGGATAGGATACTGGTGCGCCATTTATATCTATAAGTGTAAGAAAACCATTGCCACTATCCAAACTGGTTAAAATTCCATCTAAATCAAGAGCTTGGTTATGTACGTTCTGAGCCGTTATTACCACATTTTGGCAACCTATACACATAACCATGTTATTGGTTAATGTACCGCCTCCGTTGTCGTTTACATTTATTCCTGATATGATTTCTATTTTTCTTGACATCGAAATATTTTTTTATACTCGTCCAGTAACCTTAATTGTTCTTCTCACATAGTCAACCTTTAACTCTGTAACCTCACCATAGACTATTGTGTTGTTTTGAAAAAGTCTTACATTCTTTGAAAAGTCAAACGATTCTAATTGACCACAAGAAAAGCTAAACTCAAATTCAAATTTGTATTTTTCTAATAAGTTTAGTCTTGGATTGTTTATTACATGGTAGTCTGAATAAAGATTTCCAGGTAAATCTTCTCTAAAACTAAAAGGATAGTTTACTAATTGAGTTACATTAGGGGTAAATGGTTGTACGTTTCCTGTGTCTTCGTCTATTCTAATGTCGGTGAATCCTGGAATAAAATATCTTTGTATGTTCCCATATTGCGAATCAGTTTCATCCCAAATCAAAAACTTATAGTTTGTACACGTGTGTTGACTCATCAATAGATTTAGTGATGTATTGCTGAATTGATTACCAAATAAACTATCTATTGCTCCAATATCTTGGAGTTTGTCATAAACAGTTTTCTCAATTCCATCATTTCTAAATCTTGCTTGAGAAGATAAGAATTGACGCTCATCTCTTCCTTTTTGTGTTGGTGAAGAAGGTTGTGGATTCCATTCTACAATATCATCAAATCGCTGCTTACACTCGTGAGAGCAAACATCAATTCCATCAAGTCCATAAGAATAATCCGCAAATGCAGGTCTTGGGTCTCCTAAATAGCTATAACAGATTGAGTCATCAATAATCATTTTATCATTGTAGAGCTGCTCCGCATCAATCCAAATATTTGTTCCATCAAAATAATCCTTTCTCTCAAAAATAAAATCATTACCAACAATCCAATATTTAGCATTAAAAAGCGGCATCAAGTGCTGCTTCATTAATGTCTCCAACGTTTCAACGGGAAGGTTTTGGTTTATTAGTTTTTTGGTTGTTTTAGATGGTTTATATCCCTTTCTTACTTGAGCAGCAAAAAGCAAAGTGTCTTTATATGGGGAGGTTGGTGATTTAAGTATAGAACTTTTTAAATTAAGACCACAAATACGGCAAACATTTTCAACATAATCTACTACTTTTGCAGATGGATGATACCAATTACACAAAATCAATCTTGCGTTCATTTCTTGCCACCAATCATTCTCGCCGACTGCTGATGAAATAATACCTGGCAAAAAAAGAATTAAATTTAAAATCGAATAAAAAATAAACATCACCCAAGCAAGAGCCTCAGGTCTTGGTTCTGTGCAATATCTAACGTTAACCCTATCTTCTTGTAAAAAACCATTTTGGTCATCCCAAATAATAGTTGACTGAATGCAATCGTATTGTGGGTTTTTCTTTAAAACATTTGCTTTGATTGAGCATATTGGGTCACACCAGTCTATTTTTTCCGCCGTGATTATACCAACAAAAGCTGGCTGTAAAAACAAATTTGTTTGAGAGCAACAATCGTCATAGAACTTTACCTCGACCTCGTTTGAAAAAGCATTTGGGTCATCAATCAGCAAAGCCTTTAAGATTGCATAGCCATCATCGTAAAACTCAAGTTCGCTTGTATAAGAACGCTCAACTACACCTGATTCAAGGTCTTGACTAATAGTTATTTCAAATTTGTCAAGTCCGTCAATCCTGCCATTTATCAAAGTATTGTTTAGATATACTTTTATGGGAGCTTTCATTTGAGTGCTTTTCTAATTCTTTCTTGTTTAAATTGAACGGTAGAAACTATTCCGTGAATACCTCTTTCGTCAATAGACAAAGTTAACCCGCTTTGCTCTCTAATTGCCCTTTCTATGCGAGATAGTTTTTCATCAGTAAGTTTATTGTTGACAACAACTAACTTATCCCCGATTGTACTTGCTAATTTTGGATGACGCCCCGTGTGGATTGCATCAAGAAGTGGACGGAATTGTCTTGTTTTTTCAGCATTGATAACGAACTCACCTCGGTGAACAGTTCCTGCTGGCTGATACTTTCCGCCATCTCCCGTGTAACCACCCTCTGCAAATCCCGCCAAAGAGCTTTGCGCTTGTGCTCTTGCTTGTGCAAATCCAGCTGCCATAGCAACCAAGATAGCCGCAATAGTAAATGGCGAACCAGGTTGACCTGCTGCTTTAGCTATGGCAATAGCTGAGTTGGCGGCAATTTCAATAACCGCAAGATTTTGCTGTTGCCTTACATACTTTGCTCTTTCGCGAGTTAATGCGTCAAGTCTGCGCTTTTCTAACTCTAAAATTTCAGCATTGCCTTTTTCAGCTATTTCTTGTGCCGCCTCAACCCGCTTTTCTTGTTGGGCTATGGCAATCTCAGTTTGCGCTATTTGAGCGTCTATAAAAGCCTTCGTTAAATCAAGAATAGAATCTTTTATATCTTCAAGGGCTTGTAATCTTGCGGCTCTGTCTTCCTTAATTACATCTTGATTTTTCTTGCTGTTTTCTTTAACAGCATCGCCATCCTCTTTAAGTCTTTTTTTCCTTTTTTTAGATGTTTCTTCTTCTAAATTGTTTACATCAGTATTGTATTGAAAATCTAATTCTTTAACCTTTAAATAATAATTCTCATCTCCCGCAAGTCTTTCAACATCAGCGTTTCTTTTGTTCAATAATCTTGTTTTTTCAGCATTTTCAAAAGCAGCCAATGACTCAAAATATTCTCTTTGATTATCTTCAATAGCCTTAATGAATGGGTCTTCCTTACCCCTTCTTTCTACTCCACGAGCAAATCTTGCTATGTTTACTAATTTTGGAGGCTTGTTCTGTGCATCATAAAGTTCTTTGGCTTCTTTTATGCGTTGTTTATATGATTTACTAAGTTCGTCTGAAAGTTCAATTTCGTTTTGAACATATCCAAGTGTAGTTCCGTATTTAGCATTGAACTCATCAATAAGTTCGTTCCTTAATTCAAACTCGGTCTGACCTAATAATGCTTGGTCAGAAGTTGCTTGACCAAGTTCAGATATTGCTTGTGTTAATTCTCTAACAGCCTCAATAGGCGGCTGATAAACATCTTCAAACTGAAACTCAGTACCACCAAATTCTACTCTTGGCTCTACAATAAATCTCCTCTTAGCAAATGGGTCTCCTTCGTATAGTTCGTTATAGAAATCATCAATTTGACTTCTTAATTCATCAATCGCTTCAACTTCTTTTGCGGCTCTTTCACTAATTACATCATCATATAAAGCACCTATTTCAAGTGCTAAAGCCCTTCTTTCTCTGATGCCATCTCTTTCAATTTCAATAAGACGCAATTGCAAATCAGAAGCGCGTTTTGTTTGCTCTTGTCCACGAATGATTTCAAGCTGTGCTATAAGGTCTGTCTTCTGCTGTTCTGTAAGTTCTCTTCTGCGAACAGCCTCAATCTCTCTATCAATCTCTCTATTTATTGTCTCTTCATTAATTTTATCAAGCTGTTGTAATTTGAAAATTTCTTCTTCAAAATCTGCGGCATTAATAAATTGAAACTCAATGCCTTGCTTTCTTATTTCCTCGTTATTCTTTCGTATGCGGTCAAGTAATGAGGCGTACTGGTCTTCAAATTCTTTAAGCCTTCTTAATCTTTCTTTTTCTTTTTCCTCGGTATCATCTCCGCCACCTCCTCCTCCAGTTCCTGCCGCTCCGTCTGTTATCAATTTAATAAAAGCACCTAATGTTCCTTGTGATGAAACAAGTTTATCAAGCTGTACGTTAAGTAGTTCTACTCCGTTTATTTGCTTTTCAGTTCCAATATAACTTACAGCCTCACCAATTCCTTTAAGAGTTCCTATAATTGGAATTGTTTGGTTGGTAATACTTCCGAAAATGTTTAATAAACTTGGCTGTGCTTGATTTAGAGAGTCAAGTTGGTTTTGAATTATTGCTCTTGTTTCTTTAAATCCACCTTGAATCTCTTTATCTGACGTTATTAAGGTAAGTGGTATTTCAACACCAGCCTTATCAGCTAAATTCAATAATTCAAGTTGCACATCAGCAATTTGACTGCGAAGTTTTTTAATTATTTCACCCGAAACAATCTCGTTATTTACAGCAATAATAGCTTGCTCAACATTTAGCCATCCCTTTTCAATCTCTGCTAAGTCTTTCTTTTCATCACCAATGAGTTTAATACTTGTTTCGTATTTTTCATTTACCTCATCAAGTGCTTTTTGTCTTTCTTTTAAAGACTTGCTACCATCTCTTGCTATATCAAACAATTTCTTTGTTGCCGCAGTTTCTTCATCAATAGCTTTTTTAGCAGCAACATCAAACTCGTTAAATGCCTCTTTTGAATCAATAAAGCCATCATTGGCTGTATCAACAGCATCGCCAAAGGCATACCAAGCAGCGGCAGCGGTAGACAAAAGAGTAATGATAAGACCAAGAGAGTTTGATGCCCATGCGGCTTTAAAAGCATTAACCGCTGATGTTCCTATTCTTGTGGCGGTAGTAAGACCTGCTTGTGCAATAGTTTGGGCAGATATTCCTTGTGTTGCAATAACATTTGCTCCAGCTAATGCGGCAGTTGCAATTCTATTTAGAACTTTTCCTGCTGTGTTTAATACAGTAGCACCTGTGTTTTTTACTATATTTAATGAATTGGCAAAATAAGCAGCTGTTAAAGCAGTAGTTGCTGTGGTCAAAAGAGTAAATACAGTCGCATTTTGTTTAATTGTATTTGGAAGCTCTCTGAAGAACTCAAGTAAGGTCTTGCCTAAATTAAGAAGGTTGTTATATACGGGAAGCAATCCTTCACCGATTTGACGCAAAAGCTCATTATACTCTTCGCTCAAACGGGCAAGCTGACCAGTAGTAGTATTAGCAAGAGCATTGGTCAATCCAAAGAACTTACCACCTTCACTTGTAGCTGTCTTAAATGCGTTTTGTACATCCTCAAACGTAATCAATCCCTTACGCATCTTGTCTTTGAGTGAATCAAAAGACTCTCCCGTTGTGCGTGATATTTCACTAAGCGGGTTAAAACCAGCTGTAACAAGCTGAAGCAAGTCTTGTCCATATAAACGACCTGCTGCGCGTACCTGACCAAATACAAGTGCAATACGTTCAAGCGGAACACCAACACCACCCGCAACATCACCAAGTGTTTTAATAGTTGGGATAAGTTCACCAACGGTTACTCCATATCCAAGAAGTGTTCTTGATGCTTGGAATACGTCATCAACGGTGAATGGGGTTTCAGCGGCAAATACTCGAAGTTCTCTAATTTTTTGTTGAGCAAGTGTAGCATTGCCAATCAAAGTACCAAAAGATACACTCAATGTCTCATAGTTCTTTGCGGCATCTACCGCCGCGCGTCCAAATGAAAGTATGGAAGCACCGATTGATACTGCGCCAAGAGCAACACCCGTACGCGCAATGATATTACGCAAACGCACAAAGTTTGTTGAAGAGTTGGCTACTGACTGCGATATGAAGTTGATAGCACCTGCAAGACCCGTTAGTGATTGTCTTGCTCCAGGAACACTTGAACTAAACTTTAATTTATTTAAAGCCTCGCTTGCTTTAAGAGCGTCCGCTGATACTTTCTTAAACTCTTTTGCTAAAGCATTGTATTCAACTGTGTTTTTTTTACCCGCTTGTTCTAAAAGAATAAGTTGCGCCCCAAGTTGCCTTGCCTTTTCAGAAGCTGCTTGAGCTTGCTGTGTAAGTTGTCCAAATGGGCTTTGTTTAAAAGCCTCTACTTTTTGAGCTTTTTCATTGGCTTTTGCCGCTTTTTCATTTTGCTTAGCTTGAGCGGCTCTTTGCTTTTCAATGTCTTTCAATGTCTCTTTGCTCTTGCTCTATGAAGTTGCGCTTTTCTTTCTCAATATCTTGCTGTTGCTTGAGTTGCTGATTAAAGCTCTTTGTCTCTTGCTTTAGGAAATCTTGTTTTTCTTTCTCAAGTTCCTTGTTTGTCTTTTTTTCAGCTTCTGATTTTTTCTTTTTCATCAAAAGCAGCCTTAGTATCTTTAGCCTTTTGTGTTTCTGCCGCCTTGGTGTCTTTTACCTCTTGCTGTAAACGCTGATTAGCAGCCTTGGTTAGTTTAGCCTGGTTTTCTGCTTGTATTTTAGCTTGCTGGTCATAAAAGGCTTTAATGTCCTTTTCTCTTTGGTCTCTTGCTTTTTCTTCAGCATTTATTATGTCAATATCAGACTGCGCTTGCTTTTTCTTATTGGCAGTAACAGTAGAAGTTTCTTTATTACTTCTGTCTATGTTCTTTTTGGCAACCTCGTCAAGTTTCTTAGATAAATTCTGAATTTCTTTATCTAAGTTTGTTACACCAGCAGTAATGCTGAGTTTAGAAGACTCCTTTATCTTATCGAGTTGCTCAATAAGTTTAGCCAACGATTGTTGTGCTTTATCTGTATCTGCGGTTACCTCAAAGACTACATTCTTAACTGCCATGCTTTTAACTTCTTAGTGATGTACGTTTTTCGTTGTTGTTGCCGCCTTTATCACTTGATGTTCCTTTCTCATACGCCTCAGCCCTTTCTTCTGCAATCCGAATATAAGTACTTAAAGTCATATAGTACTCATCCACGCTTAAAGATTCTAACACTTTCATCTCCGACACTTTGTTATCACATATCAACTGGTTCATGTGATTGATGTCGTCTATGTAGTTTAATATCTCTTGCTGAGCAAATATTTCTTTAGTCTTTCCGCGTTTTGGGCGTTCTGAAGCAAATACTCTTGGATATCTATTTCTGACATTTGTGAATAGTTCGTTGTGAACTCGAACGCCCTTTGGACAAAAAAATTGAAAGCCTCCTTGTCTTGCTTGATATACTCAACTTTCTTTACTCTGTCCACTTCGCTAAATTCAGTCTCATCCTCGCCTTCTAAAACAAAATAAGCAGCTGCAAGGTTGATTAGAGTCTCCTCTTCACCAATAAAATTTAATCTAAATTCAATTTCATGTAGGATAGCAAACAAGTCAACGATTTTACCGCTGTTTGCGTGTTCTTTCATCTTCTTCATCAAATCAAGCAAATTCTGCTTGGTGAGATTCATTTCCTGGAATTTGGTAGCAACTTCTGCTGCAATCGCTCTTTTTGCAGGAATGGTCACGGCGTTTTGGAACTGATACCAATTTCTGCCGAGGGAATCTGTAAAAATTGGTGTTAAAGGGATTTGAGAACCCGTTTTTACCACAGATTCTACCTTTACACTCTCTGTTTGTTGTTGTTTTCGCTTAAACCACTTCATTTTTTGCCTTTTTTCTTTGATTTATTTAGTGATGAACCAGCTTGTCTTGCTGATTGTATTTCTTGACAAAGTTCTTTGGACACAGCTTAAAAAAGCTCTTGATAGATGGGTTGAAAGATGGAACACGGAAACTGCTTCGTGTGATTTGCAGTTGTTCTTTGATAATCATGTAGTAGTTCATAGCTCCTTTGGTCATTGCTGAGCGGTTTGCACCTGAGGCGTCACCCGTTACAATGAATGGAACGCTACCATATTCCGCTTGGATAGCATCACAAAGGGCAAAGATGTCTGAGTTACGCAATCTGAACTCTTTGAGTATCCTAATCTTGCCGCCATAGTGCTGTGCTGATATGCAAGTGATAGGGTCTACGTTAAAGTCAAAGGACAAATACAAGTCCTCATTTGGATTGTACTTGACATTTGGTCTAACTGTTTTGTTCTTATCAAATGCGTATGCAAATGGTCTATCCACGTCAACCGCATCCCAATTACCATCCACAAATATTGCCCGTGTGATTTCATCGAGGTTATTTAAGCTCTCAATGTAATCCTCAGGAAGCAAGGTATTATCAGCCATCGTAGCAGGTAGATAAAAATGCTTTTCAGGCATATTCTTCTCTACATAAGGCTTATAGAATCTTTGTTTTGTCCAATTTTGGCTTGGGTTGCAAGTAACAAAGATGAGTTTTGGAGGCATTGGCGTGATGATGTTACGACCACAGCGTAGGATAGCCTTGTTAAACGTCCTTTCTTGCAGCTCCTGTCCTTCTTCAAGGAAGAAAAAGTTACCTTCCAATCCGTCAAACTGCGTCAAATCCTTATCATTTTGAAAGTTCTCTGAGATAAATTGCAGTTCACTTCCGTTTTTAAAGATAACCAGCTTGTCTTGCTGATTGTATTTCTTGACAAAGTTCTTTGGACACAGCTTAAAAAAGCTCTTGATAGATGTCTTTTTAAGGCGAGGTAAACTTTCCCTGACCACAAATGAACGTGAGCCTGGGTAAAACTTAGCAAGCATAATAGCAATAGCCATTGTAACATAGGTCTTTCCACCGCCTGCCGCTCCTCCGTACATCAAGTAGCTATAATCACCACTTAGTGCCGCCTCAATAAACTCCTTCTGCTTAGGAAAAGGTTCAAATGCTACCATATACGCTTTTTAAAATATTGCCTCTCAAATGAGTATTTATGCAAGCCAAAGTACGCCTCAACATCCTTCCAATCTCTATAATCCTCAACCTCAGAGTCAAGTATGCTCTTATCACGCATCTTTATCTCATAATCAGTTAGCCTTGTTTGGATATACCTATCCACCATCCTAATATTATCCTGACTCTTACAAAGAGAGCCAATGAGCAACTCAATCTCAGGGATACTAAGACTCAACCTGCCCCTAATGTACTTTGGCAACTCCCACATATCAATTCATATAAATCCTACACTCAAGCTCATCCAAAATAGTACAGAAGAACTCATACTCATCCATCAACTTATCTACTATATGATTTTGGAATATGCTCATCTCTATCTTCATCAAAACATATTCTATATAAGCGTATGCTTGTAACAAACCACCATGCTCGGCAATAACATTACTCGCATAACGCTTAATAACAGTATACTCTGCCTTAGTCATAAGCAATTAGTTTTTAAGTAAACTTAATCACCTGGTCGCCAATCTTAAACACTTGCTCATCAGCAACAGCCTCATGCAAGCCTTCATTGTTCCAACTCATTGGGTCACAGTTCTTTAACGCAAAGATGATAGCAGTCACATTAGGCTTAACAAAGCTCCTCTTCTTGCTCTCAGACCGACCAACAGAATCACCAATCTTATTGAACCTCTCAACACTCTCTGTTTCTTCAATATAATAGCCCTCTATGGCCTTTTCTAAGGCCGATTGAGCCTTATGTACCAGTTCTGTTTTAAATGCGTTTGTTGCCTCTCTTTTGGCGTTTTTATATAGCTCTGCACACTCCGCGTACTTTGAACAGTACTTATGGAAGGCTCTTTCACTCAAACCTTCCTTGCCACAGCAACTAACAATGGTGTAATTACCCGTAGCGTAATGCTCACAGATACGAGCAACCCAATCAATACTCTCCAACTTCTTCTGTTCCTCCTTATCTATTTTACCGTTTTCTTTCATAGCCATTTTATTTATTAATCAAAGATAAAACAATTACGCAGAACCTTCCCTTCGGTTG